CAAAAGAGGAAAAGGAAAAGCGAATTGACCGATTTAACAAGTATGGATGGTAGAAAATAAGCTAAAACTCAATATCCAGCGGTTGGCGCACAGCGTCAGCCGCTTTTTTATGCCGCTTTCGCACAACTGGCAGTGCTCCCGGCTCATAACCGGGTAGTTGCAGGTTCGACCCCTGCAAGCGGCACCACACCGGCAGCACGTCCGGAAAAATAACCTGATTGCCAAGCATGGCAGCCCAAGCAAGGGCAGAAAGGACACACACATGGCACTCAAAAGAGCAGATATCCGCAAGATTCTGGAAAACGCCGAAACCTCCAACGATGACAAGGCAAAAGCCATTCTGGACGCCTTGCACGAGGAGACCGATGCCCTCCGGGACGAGCTGGATACCGAGAAAAACGCCCGCGTTGCAGCGGAAAAGGAACGGGACGCAGCCAACAGCGGTAAGCAGACCGCAGAGCAGGCGCTGACCGACTACAAGACCCAGCAGACCGCAAAGGAATCAAGAGCCGCCAAGGAATCAAAGTTCCGGGAGCAGCTCAAGGCCGCAGGCGTGCTGGAAAAGTACTTTGACCGCATTGTGCGCTTGTCCGGCGAGGACATCGACAAGATGGAACTGGACAGCAAGGGCAACGTGAAGAACGCGGACAAGCTGGCTGAGAGCCTGAAAACCGATTGGAGCGACTATGTGGGCAGCACCACCACCAAGGGCGCACAGGTGGACAACCCGCCCGCAAACACCGGCTCCAAAATGACCAAAGAACAAATCATCAACATCAAAGACGCAACCGAGCGTCAGGCAGCCATCGCGGCAAATCCTGAAGCGTTCGGACTTGCAGCAAAGGAGTAACACATGGCAGCACCCGAAAATCTGACTACCGCATCTCAGATTACCACCACTATCCGCGAAATCGACTTCGTGACCCAGTTCCAGAAGAATTGGGACGCGCTGCGCACCATTCTGGGCATCTCGCGCCCCATCCGCAAGGCACCCGGCACTAGGCTGGTATCCTACAAAGCCACCGTTGACGGCGGCCTGCAGGGCGGCACCGCTGTGGGCGAGGGCGAGGACATCCCACTGACCAAGACCAAGGTCGAGCCTGTGACCTATGCCGACATCGAACTTGGCAAGTGGGCTAAGGCCGTTTCCATCGAAGCCGTCACCAAGTACGGCGCAGAAGTGGCCGTGGATCGCACCAATATCGCTTTCCGTAACGAGCTTCAGAAGAAGGTTCTGACCGACTTCTACACCTTCCTCAAGACCGGCAAGCTGGTCGGCACGCAGAAGACCTGGCAGCGTGCGCTGGCTATCGCAAAGGGCGCAGTCCTGAAGCGCTTTGCAAACGACAATCTGGACGTGACCGAGGTCGTGGGCTTTGCCAACATCATGGACTTCTACGACTATCTGGGTGACAAGGAAATCACCGTTCAGACCGAGTTTGGTCTGAACTATGTGAAGAACTTCCTCGGCTACAGCACCCTGTTCCTTCTGCCTGACGCTTTCATCGAGCAGAAGAAGGTGATTGCCGTCCCTGTGGAAAACATCGACCTGTACTACGTTGACCCCGCAGACCGCGACTACGCCACCATGGGCGCAAACTACACCGTTTCCGGTGAGACCAATCTGCTGGGCTATCACACCGAGTACAACTACAAGAACGCCACCACCACCAACTACGCCATCATGGGCATGAAGCTGTGGGCAGAGTATCTGGACGGTATCGCGGTCGTGACTGTCGGCGCGTCCAACACCGAGCCTGCCGTTGCGGCGTCTGAACTCGGCGGCTGATACGAAATAAGGAGGTGACCCCGCATGACTGTGCCAGAGCTGTGCGTTTACACGCACAATTTTTTTGACCGGTACGATGACCCCACCGCCGGGGAATTCACCTTTACGGCAGATACTGTCCCCGCTGGAGTGTCCGCCGGGCAGTATTTCCTTGTGTGCGGGTCTATCTTTAACGACGGCGTGCACAAGGCGGGAGACGGAGACCTTACCCCGGAAACCTTCACCGGCACGGTGCAGCCTATGCGCGTCCCTCCTGATTTTGTGGCGCTTGCCCAGAAGATCACCGACTACGATGCAGCCACCCCCGGCGGTGGGCGCTATGTTTCCCAGTCCTTCAACGGCTGGAGCGGCACCATGGCCACCGGCACGGACGGCTTGCCCGCAGACGGCTGCACCCACTACCGCCGGGAAATCAACCAATGGAGGAAGCTGTAATGCCTGTAAACGATTTCACTAAATTCACCGTGATGGAGAATTTCACAAAGAAGTTCTGCTTTATGGTCAAAAAGCTGGTATCGGACGGCCTGTTTGGCTCTACTACCACATGGGAGGACGGCATGGAGTTCCTTGCCATCGAACGCCATGACCAGACCATTGAAGCACAGCAGGCAGAGCAGCAGGGCACGGCATCCACCTACTCCCTCTATGTGGATAAGGACATCAAGCTGTCCCCCTTCGACCGCATCAAGCGGCTGGACGATGGGCAGACCTACGAGGTTACCACCGCGAGCAGCGACAAGATTTCCCCCGCCGAAAGCCAGATGAATCTTGCCGTTGTGCAGTGCAAAAAGGTGGTGCTTTCCTGATGGGCGCAGAAGAAGCCATTACCACGGCGCTGAACAGCTTTTTTACGATGTTCGATGTTCCTGTATACCCAGAGGATTCCGTGCCGCCGGGCTCTTCCCTACCCTATATCACGGTGAAGCTGGTCATTCCTAAGGGATTTGACGAGAGCAGCACCTTCCATGCGCGGCTGTGGTATCCGGTAGACGGCGGCAAGCTGCCCCTCATCCGCAAAGCCGATGAAATCCGCGCTGCCATTGGCGATTGGCTTACCATCGAGTGCGAGGGCGGCGCAATTCTTTTGTGTGCGGGCAATCCGTGGGCGCAGCCTATGGGCAACCCGCCGGAAAAATACCTGTGCACATACCTTATTTTTGACGTCACATCCTTTGTGGTGTGAGAAAGGATAACACATGAACAAAATGTATCATGCCATTTCGGCAGATGCTTTCAAAAAGCTTCAGTTTCAGGCCGGTGCACTGCTCAAGAAGTTCGACCCGACGGGCGCTACCCCCATTGCAGCGGAGGATATGATCTGCCTGACTTCCGGCGGTATCACCGTCAGCTGCAAGCCCAACGCCATTGATCTGGGCGATGGTCTGGACGAGGTGCCCGAGAACACTTGGCAGTTGAAGCACATCACCAATTGGGATTGTGGCCTGTCTACCACCTGCATGACCGTGAGCGCTGACACCATCAAGCTGGAGTTGGGCGCTGCAGACGTGGAAACGGAAACCAACAAGATCACCGTGCGTGAGGATTACAAGGATGCGGACTTCCAGGATATCTGGTGGCACGGCAATCTGATTGGCGGCGGCTATGCTGCGGTCAAGCTGATGAAGGCCGTGAGCGATGGCGGCCTTGAACTGAAAACCACCAAGGACGGCAAGGGCAACCTCAACCTGAGCCTGAAGGGCCACTACGACATGACCGACACCAGCAAGGTGCCTATGGAGTTCTACGTCAAGGAGGCAGAGTAATGATCCTTACCATCAATCTTGACCCCGTGGAAGCCCTGCCCAAGCTGTATGACGCGGTGGACGGCATCACCCGCATGATCATGGACGCAAAGGACAACGTGGATAACCCGGAGACCAAAGCCGCCCGGGAGACCATTGTTGCCAACGCCATGAAGCTGCTGGGTGCAGAGCCTTCCGAAACCGCAGAGGGCAAGAAAAAGCTGACCCCGCGCGAGTTTGCGCTGGCTGCGCTGGACTTTATCAAGCCCCTGATGAAGCTTGACCCGCAGCGCACCATGAACGCCCTACACCAGCTGTACACGCTGGAAAAGGGCGAGAAGGACACCCTGCCCAAGGCGTTCACCGCGCTTACCAAGTCCGTGATGCAGGAGGACATGCAGGATTTTTTGTCATCGCTGGCCGACTTGAACGGCCTGAGTTTTGGCACTACCTCTGCCGAGCCGACCTCCAGCATCTCCGCGCCTACGGAATAAAGTATTTCGTCTGGTTCGTCATCAGCGAGATGCGCGAACGCCACCGCACAAAGGCATACCAGCTTTATACGGCTGATATGCTTTTTCTTTGTGCTGTATCGCTGGGGCAGCAGGTGGAGCAGTCCTTCAGCGAGATCATGGCAGAGTACGACAAGCCGCTATCCCAGCGCCGCCACGAGACCACGCTGGAAGAAGCGCAGGCGTGCTGGGAAAAGACGCTTGCAGACAGTAAAAAAGCCGCAGAGCAGAACGGAGGTGGTGAGACCTGAACATTTTCAATTTGATGGCCACTTTGGGGCTTGATACCTCCGAGTATGAGCAGGGCATCGAGCAGGCCCAAAAAGAGACGCAAAGCGCCGCAAACTCGCTGAACCGCAGCGCAAACACCGCCGGGAGCGGCGTTTCAGGCATGGCAAGCCAGTTTGCAGCAGCCAGCGCAAAAGCAACTGTCCTTGCAAATATGCTTACCTCGCTCGGAACAAAGGCGGTAAGCTTTGCAAAGGGCTTTGTGGAGATGGGCATTTCTTATAACGCCCAGATAGAAAAGTACACCACCGGCTTTACCAATATGTTGGGCAGCGCACAGGCCGCGCAGGAAGCCATGCAGGCCATTCAGGAGGACGCAGCCCGCACCCCGTTTGACGTGGCGTCTCTGACGCAGGCAAATCAGCTGCTCATCAGCGCGGGCGAAAACGCCGCGTATTCCCGCAAGGTCATCAATGCACTGGGCGATGCCGTTTCTGCCACTGGCGGCGGTAACGCCGAACTATCCCGCATGGCTGCAAACCTGCAGCAGATCGCAAACGTGGGCAAGGCTGCAACGATAGACATCAAGCAGTTTGCCTATGCGGGCATCAATATCTACCAGATTTTGGCAGACTACACCGGCAAATCGGTGCAGGAAGTCCAGAAGATGACCATCAGCTACGACCTTCTTTCGCAGGCGCTTATAGCCGCCAGCGAGGAGGGCGGGCGTTACTATAACGCCATGGACACCCAGAGCCAGACCATGAACGGGCGTATATCCACCCTGAAGGATAACGTCAGCCAGCTGGCCGGACTTATGACCGGCGACCTTTCCTCCGGCATCGGCGTTGTAATAGGCCACCTGAACGACATGGTTGTCGCAGCACAGGAAGCCTACAAAGAGGACGGCTGGAAGGGTCTCGGAAACGCAATTCTTGAGCTGGATAATCCAATCAGTGCCATCATCAAAAAGTTTGGGCAGCTTGGCAGCGCGGCTGTTAGTGCACTGGATAAGGCAAGCTACTATCTTAACAAGGCACTTGGAAAAAATGCTTACGCAGGGTACGACAACTACGACGACTACAAGTCAGACAAGCAAAAGCAAAGCAACAGGGACCGGCTACGGCAGAATGCTCTTTCCGGCAAAAGCGTAAGCAACAAAAGTTGGTCTGAGCGTCAGGCAGAAGCAGCGGCCGCGAGTGGAAGCGGCGGCAGCTCCATCGTTACAAGTCCTTCCAGTTCCTCCGGCAAGAGCACCGGCGCAAAATCCAAAACCGAAACCGTCATAGCGTCCGTGACGCACACCGCAACCACCACCGCACAGAACGCGCTGGGCGCTGTGACAACGAGCGTTGAGACACTGCAGGAGAAGGTCAAGGACGCAGCGGGCAAAATCAAAGACCGCGTAACCGAGACCACTACCGAGACCGGTAAAGAGATGGTCAACGGCGTTGCTACCACCTATACGCTTGTGACCAAGAAAGTTACGGACACGAACGGCAAGATAAGCACCACGACCAAGAAGGTCTACGCCGATATGTCCAAGACCCTGCTTGGCACCCTGACCACCATTGCGGAAAAGACCTTCAACGGCATCACCACCACCACGCAGCAGGCCGTGGAGACCTACGCGGACGGAAGCCAGCACATCAAGACAACTGCCACCGAGACCGGCGAGCGCATCGTGGACGGCGTGCGGCAGACCTACACCAAGATCATCAGCTACGTTGACGGCGTGCAGGACAAGGTGACAGAGACCGCGCAGAACATCGACAAGAGCATCAAGGCGACCCAAAAGCGCATTGAAGAGAACCTGAGCAAGGCACAGCAGCAGTTTAACAGCGGTATTTTTAAGATCGGCAAGAACCTGTATACCGACCTGAAAAATCAGGACTGGGCAGCGCTTGGGTTGGATATCGTCAACATGATGTGGGGCGAGGTGTCACAGGAGCAGCGCGAAGTCCTGTCTGACTGGGCAAACAAGGCGCTGGAAGCCATCAACGAGGCTTATTCCGGCGGCGGTCTGAGCGAGGCGTTCAAGGCTTTTAAGCAGATCATGTCCAACGGCATCAAAGCAGATGCAGACGGCGTTACAACGGACGTTAAGGGCTTGAGCAAAGTGTTTCAGGATCTGGGCATCAACGTTTCCGATGTCGGCAGCAAGATCATGGGCGTGCTGGGCACCATGGGTACCGGCATCGGCACCTTTGTCTCCAACGCGGGCACTGGTATTGCAAAACTTGCCGGGAGCATGGGCAGTCTGGGCACGATCGCAAAGGGCGCAGGCGGACTGATCGCAAAGATTGGCAGCCTGATCATCTCGAACCCTGAGGTTGCCGCGATCATCGCCATTGTGGCGGGCGTGGTGGCGCTGGGCGCTGCACTGTTTGCAAAGTTTGGCAAGAGCAGCGGCGGGCAGGCTGTGAGCCACTACGAAAGCCCCTTTGCCGGGCATGACGTGTACGACAGCTTGACCGAGTTCTCCACCCGGGCAGCCATGCAGCACCGCTACATGGAAAAGACCACCGGCACGGATGCACAGCTTGGCATTTTGCAGCAGATCCGCGATATGCTGGATGAGCATCTGCCGGATATCGGCACCGGGCAGCTTGTCATGGACGGCGAAAAGGTGGCCGATATGCTCACTCCGCGCCTTGCAACCAACATGGATACCAGCATGGGCGTGTATACCCTGCGGGCAGAAAGGGGTGTTTAAATGGCGATTCACAGCGCAAAGCTGGGCAATTACGACACCCTTGCAACGTGGGGGCTGTACATGAAGGTTGGCAGCCCGAACATCGGCGAGCCGGAACCGGACGAGACCCTTGTGCAGATACCCGGCTCTGACACGTTGCTCAACCTTACTACCTCTCTGGACGGCAAGGTGCACTACAAAAAACGCACTATTACCATGGAACTGCTGTGCACCGCGCCGAAAAAGCTGTGGAAGGTACTGCAAAGCCGTCTGCACAATGCCCTTGAGGGCAAGTGGTTGCAATGCGTGTTTGACGATGATCCCTCTTGGTACTGGGAGGGGCTCTGGCACGTCAAATTCGTGCCGGGGCGGCTCTCCGCAACGGTCACCATCACCGGCAGCTGCAACCCGTACAAGTACAACGTCTACGACGGCACACAGGATATCCGGTGGGATGACATCAACTTTGAAACGGACATTCTGCGAGACTACCGCAGCATTGCGCTGCCTGCCGATACGCCGGTGGATGTGGTTATCTACGGCGCACCGCACACCGCGGCTGTCTACTTCCAGCGCGGCGAAAGCGAGGCAAATGTGTCGTTGCAGGTCAACAAGACCGCCGCTGGCACGCTTGCCAAAACGACCGAGTGGCAGTATCTGGAGGGGCTGGATATCCCGGACGGAGAAAACGTCACCCTGACCTTTACCGCCACCGCTGCGAGCAGCATCACCATCAAATATCTGGGAGCAAGCTTATGAGTTACAAGATCTATGCCGGCACGCAGAACGGCGTGGACAGCTGGGAAAACCGGGTCTGTATCTATGCGCCCGGCTCTGCGCTGGAGACTACAAAGCTGATCAGCCCCACCCTGACCCGAGAGTTTGGTAAGGCTGGAAGTCTAGAATTTACCATCCCGCTGGGCAACGTGGCGCACAGCGCGCTGCAAAAGCTGAAAACGGTGGTGTCCGTGGAGCAGGACGGTAAGGAGATCTGGCAAGGCAGGGTCATGAGCCATGAGCAGGATTTTCTGCTGCGGCAGAAGGTGTACTGTGAGGGCGAGCTTGCCTACCTCAACGACACCGATGTACCACCCTACACCGCCAAGGATGTGACCATCCGGCAGTTTCTGGACTTTCTCTGCAAGAATCACACCAGCCTGACCGACAGCTATAAAAGCTTCCGCATCGGAAACGTCACGGTGGAGGAGCAAAAGCGGTATGTTCCGGTAGCCGAAAAGTGCTATCTGAAGCTGGACTATGCCGCCAGCAGCCCGGACGAGCAGGGCGACTATTACCAGACATGGGGTCTGTACTCCCAAAACGGGAACCGACTTGAAGAGAATTTTTCCTATATTTTTTCCGACTATGAGGACGTGCAGACCCCACCAGCACAAAACTGGCCGCTGAACGAGATCGTAACCGGAAAGGAGTACCTTGCCTGGCGCACGGGAGACAACCAGTTTACCCTCCGAAGAAACGCAGTCTCTCAGGGCAGCAAGACCTACGATGCAGAGCAGACCATTGTTACCCCGTCCATCACTACGCCAATAGAAACCTATAAGTTCGACAGTACCATTAAAGTGGCCAAAAAGAACACCGAATCCACAACGTACAGCATCAAAACGGAAAAAGACGGCACGGTCAACGTGTACGTCAACGGGGAAAAGTCCGCAGACTACACCCCGCAGCTTGTGGAGGAGTTGCACGAGTTCGGCGACGGCAAGAACTACGGAAAAACGTGGGACATCCTGCAAAACGAGCTTGTGGACGTGTACGGCGGCTATCTGGCAACCCGGCACAAAACGATTCATTATCCCCCCTTGTTCCCCGGTCTGAACAAGAGAGCACGCTATCTGGACTATGTACAGGACGGGACAGAACGCAACGTGCAGGGCATCACCTTCGGCACAAACCTGCTTGACCTGACCAGCTACGTCAAGGCCGAGGACATCGTCACCCGGGTAATCGCCATCGGCAAGAAAAAAAGCGGATGGTTTATTTGGGAGACCACCGATACTCTGACCGCTACTGCCAACGATGAAACCGCCCAGAAGCTGTACGGCCTTATCACCCGGTATCTTGTGCTGGACGGCACGGCAAACACACAGCAGTCCCTGCAGGACGTGGCAGACACAGAGCTTGGCAAGCACTTACGCCTTGCGGACGGCATCACGTTGAAAGCCGTAGACCTGAAGGACGCGGGCGTGGACGTGGACAGAATCGCCTTCGGAAAGTTGACCCATATTATTTCCGCGCCCCATGGCATTGATGTGTGGATCAACTGCAACAAACTTGTGGAGCCGCTGGATAATAAGCCTGACAAAAAAGTATTCACATTTGGCAAAAAATTTTCAAGCGTATCCGACTTGCAGGCGCTCAGCGCCCGCAAAGCAACCGCCGCGTATGACCTGAGCCGCACGCTCAAGGAGTACGCATCTGATACGCAGTCTTATGCGCAGTCTTATGCGCAGTCTTATGCGCTGCAAACGATGGAGGCAGACGATGAAACCGTTTAAAGAAGTGATTGACGGCATCCGCAAAGCCGTCATGGCACACGAGGTGCGCGAGGATCTCGCCCAGATGGGCGAGTATGTGGAGCAGTTCGCAAACACGGCGGGCGAAAACATCCAGAAAGCCATCGACCCCACTCTCTCCCTCTCCGGCAAGGCTGCGGATGCAAAAGCGACCGGTGACGCGATTCAGGGTGTAAGGGATGACCTTGCATCAGAGACTTCCCGCGCGGAAACAGCGGAAAAAGCCAACGCTGACAATATCGCGGCTGAGGCCGAGCGCGCACAAGCCGCCGAAAACGCCCTATCCACTAAAATCACGGAGGAAACGGAGCGGGCAAAGGCGGCTGAACAGGCGAACGCGGACGGGATTGCCGCTGAAGCATCCCGCGCTAAGGGCGAGGAGCAGCGCTTGGACACTGCCATAACTGCCGAAACCACCCGCGCGGAACAGGCAGAGCAGGCGCTGGATACGCGCACCGCAGCCCTCGAATCCTGCGGATTTGTCGTGGTTGACGGCAAAGTCTGCATGAAATATGTTAAATCCTGAAAGGAGCAAAACACATGGCTGAAACTATGGTAACCGATCCGGTCTATCTGGATCAGACCGCAAAAGACAACGGCAAAAAGCTTGACCAGATGACCGCCGCCCTGCTGGGTATGTCCAGCTCGCTGGGCGTGATCGCGCGCGCACAGACAGGCGTGGTGGAGGAGATGGACTATAACGGCATCAAGGCCGTGGTGGCTGCCGGTAACGCACCGGCGGTTTTTCCGGTGGGCACGCAGCTGGTCAACACCTACACCGGCAAGGACGGCAAAGTCTACGACTGCCCGTGGGACGTGGTAAAAGCGGATGATATCGCCGAGGGCGAGACCGGCACCACCGCACCCGCAATGGTACTGCAGATGCACTACGCGTCTCTGGAAGATATCCAGTTTTCTGCATATCAGGCCTTCTACGTTGTGCCGGAGGCCGGTCTGGTGGCTGGCACCTACAACATCATTTTTGATTTTACCTATGGCACAAACGTCATAAGCGGCGGTGCCTATAATTTTACCTTGACCAAAAATGCCCCCGCAGGTGCACGCATGACCGGCTTCTATAACGCACCGGACGTTGCACCTGCCAATTGGAAGGTTTACGTCTACAAGGATCAGTATAAGTCCGAGCTGCTGGAGACCTGCAACGTCTCTGCTGGCGTCTATGGCATAAATCTTGGTTCCTTCCTTGCAAAGCCCAACGGCAAACTGAACGGCTTGCATTCGGTTGCCTACGGCGATAACCGGTGGTATAAGTCCGCATACCGCCAGTACCTCAACAGCGATGCACCCGCAAAAGAATGGTGGGCTCCGCAGGATGAATGGGATATGAAGCCAGATCAGGCAGACACCGTGCCCGGCTTCCTTGCTGGCTTCTCGGATGACTTCAAGAACGCGCTGACCCGCGTGAAGGTCGTGACCTACGGCAACACCGTCACCGATGACGGCAGCGCTGTGGTGACCTATGACAAAATCTTCCTGCCTTCGCTGGAGGAGATCTACTGTTCTCCGCAGGTCAGTGGCGAGGGTACATACTGGCCGTACTGGAAGGAGCGCACCGGCGCAAAGACCCCGCAGGCTCTGTGGCAGACCTACCCGCTGCGTATCACCCGCGACCTTGCACAGCGCACTGTGGGCCGCACTGTGCGGCTGCGCTCTGCGGTTCGTGGCTACGGCTACGATGCCTTCACCGTGATCTCCAGCGGCTACGTCGGCAACTGGAGCGCGGTCGGCGCGTATCGCTGCGCCCCGGATTGCAAAATGACCAATCTTGTTAAATAATCACCGGGCAATCCCTTGCCCGGTGAGAAAGTGAGTGCTATCCCATGGCAATGCGCAAAGACCAGATACCGGACAATAAATTCACGCTGCCGCTTGACGCGCGTGAGCTGGCACTGTATACCAGACAGATCACCAAAAACGCGAAAGTGTTTGACCTCGAAATTGACGCAAGCCTTCCCGGTCAACTGCGCGCTACGGCAGACCGGATATTTTTTGATATCTTCGGAGCAAACGACCTCCGGCTGGACAAGCCGAACGAAAGAGAGGAGCGCTTTAAGCTTCAAAGGCACGCCGTCCGGCTGTGCACCGTCCTTTTGGCGGAGATAGACATGGCAAAAGCCAGCTACCACCTTTCTGGCAAACGGTGCTCTTTCTGGGGCAACACTGTGCGCGATATCCGGCAGCGTTGCCGGGACTGGCACGAGAGTGATGCAAAGCGTGCAAAAGCGCTTTGACATAAAAATGGATGTAGGCTAATGGGCCGCAATGTGCGGCTGCGCTCTGCGAATCGTGGCAACGGCAACAATGCCTTCAACGTGAACTCCAGCGGCAACGTCAACAACTGGAACGCGATCAACGCGAATCGCTGCGCCCCGGATTGGACGGCAGCACGCCCACAAAAGCCCCTGCATAGCAGAGGCCGGGCAAAAACTGCCGTGCAAGGAGCCGAGTGCCATGTCTGTCCTCTGGCAGACGAACAATATCAGCCGGACGTGGCCACCCTGCGGGGTGTTGACCGCTATCACCCGGCAGATCCTTGCGAGGAGAGCTGAAAAAATCAGTGCAAGAAGAAGAAATAATAATCGGGTTCGATGCCCTGTATAATTCCGAGGGCAAGTGCGCCAAAGGCGTGTGCCGCAAGGCAAGCGTTGGACGGTTTCACCTGTTTCGGATGGACGAGATCCTGAAACTCCAAAAGGAGCTCGCGACAGGTACATACAAGGCACGGCCAACAATCAAAGTTAGAATCACCTATCCCAAGCCCCGCACAGCGGTTGCGAATGGCTTTCGGGATAGGGTATACCAGCGCTCTCTCAACGACAATGCTGTTTATCCAGCAATGACACGGAGCTTCATCCGGCAAAACGCGGCCTGTCAGACCGGCAAAGGTACCGACTGGGCGCGCAAGCAGGTCAAGCTCATGATGGAGCGCGAATACCGGCAGCACGGCGCTGATGGCTATGTGCTGTTGGTAGATATCCGGCACTATTACGACACGATGCCCCATGACGTGGCAAACCGCTGCTTTGAGCGGCATCTGCCGCCAAGTGTGCATAACCGCGTGCGTGAGGTGCTGGATCGTCAATATACCGGCGAGGCCGGTTATAATCCGGGCAGCCAGATGGTGCAGCTTGCCGGGATCTCGGTGCCCGACCCCATAGATCACTACATCAAGGAGCGCCTGCGGGCGAAAAAGTACGTCCGTTTTATGGATGATAGCCTCATCATCCACCACGACAAGGCACGGCTTGAGGAGTGGCGGGAGGCGATCCGCGCCCGGTACGCTGCCGATGGCATGGAGCTGCACCCGACCAAGACCAAGATCGTCAGGCTAAAGGATGGATTCCGTTTTCTAGGTTTCATCTACCGCTTGACCCCGGCGGGCAAGGTCGTTATGACCGTTGACCCGCAGAATGTCAAGGCCGAGCGCAAGCGCCTGTTTCGGCTTGCCCAGCTCATCAAGGCAGGAGAGAAACCGGCATCTGCCCTGTATGAGCAGTATGGATCATGGAAAGCCCATGCCGCTAAAGGCAACTCGCAGCAGCTGCTGCAGCGCATGGATCAATACGTTAAAACTCTGCTGGAGGGGATAACTACATGAAAATTGTTCACAACACTGGCGACATCAAGACCGCCGCCGAAAACGAAAACCGGGACGCGGATTTGGCACAGATCGCGTCTATGGTGGACTTCCTGTGCATTCTGGCCGATGTGCCCATTGAGGACGAGGCTGCAGACAAGGAGGGCATGAGCCATGAGTGATAAGCACAGCGCGATCTTCGGCAAAGCGAAAGACGAGTACGAGGCGGGCCGCTGGTCTAAGGCCATGCTGCGCATCCTTGTGCAGCGCAAGCCCCAGCGCCTGACCGCAGAAGAGTATGAAGAGATTACCGGCGAAAAGTATTAAGGAGCAGAGTATGAGACCTATCATGGACGTTTCCCGCTGGCAGGGTAACATCGACTGGGTCAAGGTAAAGACAAGCGGCCTTGTCTCCGGCGTGATGCTGCGGGCTCTGGGCAACAGCGCAGAGGACAATCCCAGTGAGCCGTACATCGACCCCGACTTTGAGCGCAACTACGCCGAGTGCCAGCGGCTGGGCATCCCCTGCGGCGCGTACTACTACTGCAAAGCGGTCAACACAGCAGAGGCTGACGCAGAACTTGCCCTGCTGCGCAAGGTGCTGACCGGCAAAACCGTGCAGCTGCCCGTTGCGGTGGACATTGAGGACAAGTATGTGCAAGCACCGCTCGACAAGCAGACCCTGACGGACATTGCCGCCCATGCGCTGGGCACTGTGGAGCGCTGGGGCTTTTACGCCATGCTGTACACCGGGCTGTACTTTGGCCGTGATAACCTGTACATGACCGGCGCTGCACTCAAGCCTTATGACGTGTGGCTGGCAGCCTACCGCAGCAAGAAGCCTGAACCGGGCTGGCCGTTCGGCTTGTGGCAGTACACCAGCAAGGGCAAGATTCCCGGTGTTGTGGACGCGATACCGGGCAAGATTTCCGGCGTGGACTTGTCTGTGCCCTACAAGGACTACGCTAAAATCATCGCAAAGAAGGGTCTGACCCGTCTTCGGGAGGGCAAATGAGCGAATCAATCATCGTAGCGATCATCACCGGCGGTCTGAGCCTGATCGGCGCGATCGTCTCCAACAACCGCACCGCACAGAGCATGGACGCCAAGCTGGACAAGCAGCAGGCTGTTACCGAAACCAAGCTGGAAGAGCTGACCCGCGAAGTGCGGGCGCACAACAACTTTGCCCAGCGCATCCCGGTGCTGGAAGAACAAATCAAGGTTGCAAACCACCGCATCGAAGACCTCGAAAAAGAGAGAGGAGAGTAACACATGGAAACCATTCTTAACACAATTCTCACCCCGTTGCCCGCGTGGCTGGCGCTGGTGCTCATCGTTGTGGGCACTGTGTCGCTTGTGCTGGGGCTTATCCGTCTGGGCTACGGCGCGGCGGTCAGGACGCTTGTGCTTGACCTGATCGACCAGGCAGAGCGTGAGATTCAGGGCACCAAGCGCGGCGCAGATCGCAAGTCGTGGTGTGTCAAGATGCTGCGCCACTATCTGGACAACAGCCGGTGGGGCAGGCTTGTCTCGTGGGCAATCACCGAAGAGACCATGAGCAAGGTCATCCAGTTTTTCTTTGACCGGGCAAGAGCAGCCCTGCAAAAGCAATAAGGAGGATATCATGGCAAGCACTACATACCGTCATCTCGGTGACGCCACCGGGATGTACGCCGCACAAGAACAATTTCGGGACATCACGAAAATGGTCTGCGATTTTGTTGGCCTTAACAAAATCGACCATTTTGCCGTCATTGTCAATATGGTGCGCAACGCCGGACAGCTTCCGCAGCCCTTCTGGCTCGGTGCTGCCTGTGGCGGCGGCTCGTGTAGTGCTGCCCGCTGCGCTGCAAGGACTTGACCGACAGCAGATGACCGCCGCCATCAAAAGCGCACCGCTTGGGAGGGTAGACCGTAAGATAGCCTTACTGCGGTACGTTGAGCGGCTCCCGCTGCCGGACATTGCAGCACAGACACATTACAGTCGGACGGCGATAGGCTACCGACTGAAAGGCATTGAAAAAATGCTGAGTGCGTGATATAATAGTTTCGTCTAGGGATTAGTTTTGAGCTTTTGCTCTGACAATTCAAAAGCGGTATGCTTTCGGGCTTGCCGCTTTTCTTTTTGTGCGGTTCCGCTCTTGATTTTAGACTTTGCCGTTTTGGCGGCATAAAAAATCCCCTGCTTTGCCAAAGCCCTACGTTCCACGCGGGATACTTTGTAGGCAAAGTGGGGGATTTTTTGTTTTACAGCAGCTTATAGTGCTCAGCCAACAAAAAGCGGACGTATGCCGGGCAGTCCCGGCTTCCGGCACACCAGTTCTGCACCGTGCGCAGCGGGATGCCCGCGCATCTTGCAAAAGCGGTCTGCGACATTCCGGTGCGGGAGATCAGATCCCGCATGGGCAGGTGTGCCAGATCCCAGATGATAGACAGCCGCTCCTTTTCGGCGTCCAGGTCGATACAGCCATCAGCGCCATCCTCGGCGCTGAGCGTCACGTTATTCAGAAAAATCTCCTTTACGGCTCGCGGATTGCTCGCCATAATAAAAAGTTCAGCGTTGCTATACATGGTATCCTCCTTTCAAATGCGGTCTTTCACGGACAGGCTGATTTTGCGCACAAAGCCATCAGGGAACTTCTCACCGCTCCAGAGAGAGCCGAGCTCTCCATCGCTGCCGTTGTCGCGGGGATACTCATAGAAGGCTGTCATGCCCAGACTATCGTTGACGCGGCGCAGCTTCACGATGCGGTCGGGAGCAAGCGCGATTTCCCGGGTAAGCTTGCCGTTTTTGTCCAGTGCATCCTCGCACAGCCACTGAAGCGCCGAGATAAACTCGTCCATCGTGATGGTAGAGTGGGCAGCCCAGTCTTTAAAAATGCGGCTGTCGCCTGCAAGAACGATCTTCTTTTTAGTCTCAAAGCTGGTCATGGTAGCTATTTCCTTTTTTTGTGCGATTTTGGTTTCCTTTACTGTCTATAATATACACCCATTGGGTGCAAAAGTCAAGCTTTTTTCAAAAATATTATACCCGATGAACGTATTTTTGCCCACGCTGCCCTTTTGCAGTGTGGGCGCTTTTTTGTCCTTCGTTGTACCTTCGTTGTCTCTCCCGGTGTGGCATTCTGGTACGATAAACGCAAAAGGAGGAGCGCTCATGTGGCACAAGTTCAACCCAAACCCGCGCGGCAGCAGCGTCGGTGACTGTGCAGTGCGAGCCGTTGCAGCTGCCACCGGGCAAAGCTGGGAGCAGGCATACATAGGGCTTGCGATGATGGGCTACGCACTGGGCGACATGCCAAGCGCCAACCGCACATGGGGCGCGTACCTCCAAAAGCGCGGATTTAAGCGCCGCCTTGTCGAGGCAGACTGCTCCACCTGCTACACCGTGGAGGATTTTGCAAGGGAGTACCCGCGCGGGATCTACGTTCTGGGCTGCTCTGGCCACGTTCTGGCTGTTGTCAATGGCGAGTGGATTGATAGCTGGGACAGTGGCGCAGAGTGCCCGATTTATTACTGGTACAAGGAGGACTAAGCGATGCCATACATTCCATACGGATACCAGCCCGGCTATTATGGGCAGGCAATGCCGGATCAGCTTGCACAGCTGCGGCAGAACGCCTACCAGCAGCCTATGATGGGACAAGCGACGCAGCCGACGCAGGGCACGCCGTCCATCATTTGGGTGCAAGGCGAGGAGGGCGCAAAAGCATACATGGTTGCCGCAGGAAACAGCGTGCTCCTGATGGACAGCGAAAACAGCGCGTTTTACATCAAAAGCACCGATGCAAGCGGTATGCCGCTTCCCCTCCGGGTGTTTGACTACAAGGAGCGCACCACAGCCGCAAAAACGCCGCCACAAACGGCGCAGCAGGCCGGCGGGGAGTTTGTCACCCGGGCAGAGTTTAACGCGCTGGCAGCCCGCTGTGCGGCACTTGAAAAGCAAGAGCCTGCAAAGCCTGAAACGGAGGTCAAATAAGTATGGCGAATCCTCTTTTTAATGCACTAGGCGGCGGTATGCCCGCCATGCCAAACCCTATGGGTCAGTTTGGCCAGATGATGCAGCAGTTCCAGCAGTTCCGTGCAAACTTTCAAGGCGACCCGAAAGCAGAGGTGCAAAAGCTGCTGCAATCCGGCAAAATGTCACAAAACCAGCTGAACCAGCTGCAGGCGATGGCGCAGCAGTTTCAGCAGTTCCTTCCCCATTAAACTTCTTTCCAGACAAAGCCTTTACAAGACTTAATCCTACCTTTTGCGCAGTTGATGATTGTACAAGGCTTACATCCGTAAGCTCTGGCAGCTTCGGAATACCCACTCCACACCTTCATAAAGTCACCAGATTTTGTGTATTGGGCAACCGGTTTGCTCAATGGGTTCAAAGACCCAGTTCTACCGCGCATATTAGAATCGGCACGAAGCCCTGTTGCAATTGCGTGTTGTGTATTCCCCTTTCGAGAAATCCATTCGAGATTTTCAACAAAATTATTGCTCTTGTTTCCGTCAATATGATTTACACAAGGCAGATTTTCTGGATTTGGAAGAAATGCACTTGCAACAAGAACGTGAACGGACTTGTTTTTCTTTCCCGATTTATTGCAGAGCATTACCGTTTTGTATCCGCTTTTATGGCTTTTGAGAACAAGATTCTTAGATTTTCCGGTGTGGTTATAATTCATGCTTTTTACGTTTCCACAATCGCTCACTTCATATAATCCTTCGTATTCAGGAACAGGTAACCAATTCTCTATAAAAACCTCCGTATAGCATGGTGGATTTATCTGTTTCTATTATACCACAAAAATACAATATCTGCGCAGATTTGTATAAAAAATTTTGAAAGGAGCTTACTATGAGCTTATCTACCGATTCTCCTATGATGACTATGCCGGTTCAGCCTGCAAATACCTGTTCTAATGGTGGTTTTGGCTGGGGTGACGGCGGCTTGCTCTGGATCATCATCTTGTTCCTGTTCGCCTTCTGCGGCGGCTGGGGCGGCAACTGGGGCGGCAATGGCAACACCGGTGCCGGTGTCGTTGACGGCTACGTCCTGACCTCCGATTTTGCCAACATCGAGCGCAAGATGGATGGTATCAACAACGGCATGTGTGATGGCTTCTACCAGCAGGCGCAGCTTGTCAACGGCGTGCAGCAAACCGTGAACAACGGCTTTATGTCCGCAGAGATCAGCCGCGCAAACCAGCAGGCGGCGTTTATGCAGCAGCTGTTTGCCATGCAGATGCAGCAGCAGGAGTGCTGCTGCGAGAACCGCTCTGCCATTCAGGGCGTCAACTACAATCTGGCCACCCAGTCCTGCGAGACCCGGAACACGGTGCAGAACACCACCCGGGACATCATCGACAACCAGAACCAGAACGCCCGCGCCATCCTTGACGCACTGACTGCACAGCGCATCGAGGCAAAGGACGCAAAGATCGCCGAGCAGGGGCAGCAGCTGTTCGCAGCACAGCTGGCGGCATCTCAGGCAGCCCAGAACGAAACGCTCAAGGCCTACATGAGCGGTCAGCTGGCCTACTACAACCCGCGTCCTGTGCCCGCATTCCCTGTCCCCGCACCCTACCAGTACGGTAACTGCGGCACCGGTTGCGGTTGCAACGGTTGCGCCTAACCGAATAACGGCAACTTCCGAGGATTTCTCGGATGTTCAGCCCCAGAGCTGATTTTGCAAACCAGAGCGCCGGGGCAGTAGTCCCGGCGTTTCTATTACGAAAGGAGCCGATAAAATGGCTGAATTTACCTCTACCACGATTCAGACCGTGGCAGCCGGTCAGAATCTCCCCTTGACCGAAACCGCTATCAAGGGGTCAAACTGCATCAACCACCGAGCAGGTGCTGGTAATGTGACGCTGCGTGGACTTACGAACCAGTGCAAGGCACTGTTCAAAGTGAGTTTTGGCGGCAACATCGCCATCCCTACCGGAGGCACTGTGGGCGCAATCTCTGTGGCGTTGGCTGTCGGCGGCGAGGCGCTCAACAGCGCAACCGCAATCGTCACCCCGGCGGCAGTGGATCAGTACAGCAACGTCTTTACGGCGGTGTTCGTGGAAGTCCCCCGGGGCTGCTGCGTTACTGTGGCGCTCAAAAACACTAGCACGCAGGCAATCAGCATTGCAAACAGCAATCTGATCGTTGAGCGGGTAGCATAAGAAAGGAGATAAAGTCATGCTGGATAAATTGAATCATCTGAAAGATGAGATGTGCGAAGAGCTCATGGAGCTGACCGACAAAAAGAATCGATCCCCTGGCGATGTTGAGATGATCGGCGAGATCGTGGATATCATTCTGGACATCCACCGCATCAAGGATTATTGCGAGGGTGGCGAGTACAGCCGTGCGGGCGAGTGGGAAGCTGACATGCGCGGATCCTTCAGCCGCGACGCCGGAAACGGTTACAACCGGGGCAACAGCTACGCCAACCGCGGTCGGCATTATGTTCGCGGTCACTACTCACGCGGCGATGGCCGTGAGCGCATGATCTCCGACATCGAGGACATGATGCAGGAAGCCACCGGTGCAGAGCGTGACGCATACAAGCGAGCCGCTGACATCTTGCGCAACGCATAAGAAAGGGGGCGGCAAGCATGGATATCGTGGAGATCAACGAACACATCCGCAAACTGAAATGCGAAGAAACGAACTGGCAGAGCGTGGAAAAGCTTGCCGCCCTCTGCACTGTGCGGGACGAGCTGGAAGAAGCACACGCACCTGAAACGCAGACCCAGGCATTGCCGCCCGCGACTTATGCGGCGGCGTACTCCACAGCAGCGGAACCACAAAGCGACTTTGTGGCGGCTGCCAGCTCTGTTCCTTTCGGCGGTCTGATGCAGGTGCTCGACAGACACATGAACGCAATAAAGCTGGTGTACCCGAAAGAGTATGAGCTAGTAATGCGGAAGATTGTCTCTTTGTCTGAGTGACGATGCCCAATAGGCTGAAGGCACAGGGAAAGTAAGTCGCCCGGCCAAAAAAATCCATACATAGCAGCAGCCCCGGGAAGCCTGACGGTTCCTCGGGGCTGTTTTTGCGTTTATAAAGCTGTTTTTCAGCGGTGTGTTACCAAAAATGTTACCATGATAAAGAAAAGAACGTCAATTCTCAGCGAAATGACGTTCTTTTTACATGGTGGAGGCGATGGGAGTCGAACAATTAAAAATGATGGATTGTCGTCAAAAATTCATCTGGGATGCACGAAAGGACGAAGGAATAATACGGATTTGTTGGGTTATGCCCGATTCGTTTTTTGACATTTAGAAAAAAGAGTGTTACCAAATGTGTTACCAGAATCACCCTTGAGCCTTCCTGAATGCAGCGGTCGTTGCAGCCGCCAAATCTTCTCGCTGGCCCTGCAATTCATGATGGTACACGCCGGAAGTGTCCATGTTCTTGCTGTGACCAACCAGCATTTTTAGCTGGCTGTCAGTCAGGACGCTTGATTCAACGCTGACAAAGGTGTGCCGTAGCTCGTAAAGTGAGACTTTCGGCTCAAGCCCGTTTGCTTCCTGATACGATTCCCAGCGGCGATAGAGCGCATGCTCTGACGGAATCTGAAACAGCGGCGTATTGTATTGTAGCAGTATGCCTTGAGCCTTTAGGAGCTGTACCTGCGCCTCATAAGCATCCCGTGCTTCCTTGCCCATATCAAAAGAGCGGATGGCGTTTTCATTCTTTCCGGTGGTCTGCTCCCGGTGCACGTTGATGCTGCGCCGAAGGCTGACCGTGTTCCCCTTGATGTCACCATACCAGAGACCAATCAGCTCCCCGGGGCGCAGGCCGGTCGCAACTGCAAATCGGTAGGCGTAGATATATTCATCAAATACCAGTTTTCCATAGTAGGTGCGGGTGTCTACGCTAAACAGAACCTTCAGGGCGGTGGGCTGCAAGATCGTGCGTTTCCCCATCCTGGCATTCTTCGGGATAGCCAGGTCGGGGTGGAGCGTGGTGTACCGGTTTTTCCTGCACCACTTGACAAAGGCGGTTTCCGCAGCCCGGATCGTCATAAGCGTCTTTCGGCTCAACGGCTGGTTTGAGATGGGCTTGCGCTGGTTCTTTTTCTGTGAGCGCTTCCGGAACGAAACGTCGATTGCCTTTTGAAGATCGCCCTCGGTCAGCTCGTCAATGCGGATATTCCCACAGGTCGGCAGGATGTAGCAGTCTCCGTAACGCTGGCATTGTGTCACATAGGACGTCCCGCAGGTGAGCTTCAGCTCTTCTACCCACTCTGAATAGAGTGCAGCCACCTTCTTCCTGCCGTCCCGAATGCTATCATCAAGCCATGCATCCGCTTTTGCGTTTGCTTCCCGTTGTCCTGTCCGGCCCGGCGTGCTGCTGTAAAACCGTTTGCGGGTGCCGTTCTTCTGAACCGCGATGCACCAGCGCTTTTCCTTTTCCACCCAAAATGCCGTGTTGACCCGTTTTTTCATAAAATCCACCTCCATACACAAGAGTACACTGTGCCGCTGCCCTTGGGACGGCTGCGCTTTTTTCTTTGCTGCGGAACGGCTTCCGGCTGCTTCTTCCCGAACCACGGACAAAAAGAAGCACCATCCGGGATCTCCTTCCGGCAGCATGATCTCACGCATTTCATGGCTTACTCCTTTTTCTTCCCGATATATCCAAAGGCACCATTTTCAGCAGCGGCCCTTCCGGCCTTGTAGTTGATCTTCAGGTCGTCAATGGGAGGTTGTGGAGCGTCCGGGCATGGGTCAAGGCCCGCGATCTGCGCATAGGTATACTGGTCTATGATGGTCCCGCACACGCTGGCCCGGTTATTCAGAGGGCAGTGCAGGTTTGCAGCTATTTCCGATATGACAGCAGGCGGGCTGCTGCCGTGACGGCCCTTCAATATGAAGAGAAGCAGCCTTTTCGTCAGCGGCGGCAGGTTTACCACGAGACGGCACAACTCCGCGTTTAGCTCATCGTTGGCCTTGCCGTCATCCGGCACCGCGTACAATTCCGGGTGCAGTACCTCCATAAATACCGCGATGGGCGACACCCCGCAGGAAGAGCACCAATCCATGATCTCGTCACTGTCCGGACTGGACTGCCCTTTCTCCCAGTTCTGCACGGTGCGCTCGTTCTTCCCTATCAAAATCGCCATCTCGCGTTGGCTCAAACCCGCTTTCACACGCGCCTTTGCCAGAGCAGCACCAATTTTCGCAGCTGTAAAATAACTCATACACACCCTTCCCCCTCAAATATAATGCGTGAAAAAAACAAAAAATGGCGCAGAAAAAATCTGCGCCATTCGACAAAATTTTCTCTGATTTCATTTTCCAATGGCGCATGGTAGAATTTGGTACATAAGTTGACACAATTACCAAAAATCAGGAGGAAAACAAAACGAAAAACGGTCAAACCAGCAACAAAGACCCGGAAATGACCATCATTGACGGAATGCCCGCCAGCGTGCTTACCGGCACAGCCAAAACCCCGCAACCTTGGGAGGATTGAACCATGACCAACAAAAAGACCGCCTGCTTCTGCAACCACATCCGCGCCGCGCTTGCCTGTTACGTTGATATGACCCCGGAGCAGCAAGCCCTTGCCGCCATGTACGCCAACCGCAAGATCACCGGCTTGCACACCCTGCGCGCCGCAGCGGTAAGCCCCGGCGGGGAGTGCGCCGCCAAGTTGTTGCAAAAAATGCAGCAGCTGGACAACGGCGACCAGTAACAAAGCGCATATTTTGCGCGAAGTAAGCGTAAACCGCGCGTTTTTCGCTTAAAAGTGCGCGTAAATCGCGCGATTCAGCGCAAATGTCAAATTTTCAGCGCATTTTTGCGCAATTAAAACCGATTGACGATTACGCCAAACGGTTGTACAATGCAGTTGTAAGCAAGTTTACAGGCCAAGCAACTGAGATTTCTTTGCGTTGTACTCCGCTTCCGTGATGGCCCCCATATCCAGTAGCTGTTTAAACTTTAAAAGCTCATCAGCGGCGCTGGGGGCAAGCGGAGCGGCAGCCTGCGGCTTCTCATGGCTAACTTTGCAGCTCTTGAGAAACGCAGTCATTCCGCCTGGATAAACCGTTGTCGGCAAGCTGCTTTCGCCCAGTGGAAGCGCAAAGTGGATAGACACGCTCTCCTTAATGCGACCCTTGCGGGTCTCTGTTTTGGCGGTGGAAGCGCCCACGATCGCGCCCACAGGTCCAGCAACGGCTGCGCCTATTACTGCACGCCCAATGCCGCCCTTGGTTTCGGTCACCGTCAGATCGTCAGGCGCATCCGATTCGTACCCTGCGACTTCATCAAAACTGTAAATCATGCGTGGACCTTTATCACCACTGCGGTGTCCAAAGTAAAACAGCCGGTTGACCTTGTCGATAGAGACAAAGAGTGCATCGCGGTCAAAGATGGAATCGGTCTCTTTAAATGTTCTGCGGCGGCTTTCCAGTGTAGCCCAGTATTCCGCAAGTGCAGCTGTCGGTTGCTTTGCTGCACGGATGCCCAATTTTGAAAAGAAAAAGTTGCTGCACCCGGCACAGATCAGGCCGTCCGCGCTCTTCTCGCGGTTCAGCAGACCCAACTTGCCGCCGCAGACGGGACAGATACTTGCCATGATAACCACCTCACACATATTAAATACTGCATCAGATAGGAGGACACAATGAACGAAACAGACCGACAAGGCTACATCGACGCTATTATCAAGCTTCTGGAACGCGCAGACCTGCGGGCGCTGCGCCTGATCTGGATCCACGCAAAAGGTCTTGTAAAATAGAATCAAGGTAGCAAAAGAAGGGAAGCCCTTACGGGTTTCCCTCTTTTTTTTGCAGCTTTTCAGCCATCCGCTCCAAAAGCTTCCAGTCCTCCGGCTCCAGTTCGGCCAGCATCTCAACAAACCGGCGTTTGAAGTCGTCACCCTCGTCCTCCGTGATCTCGGTAAGGAAGCTGGTGATCTTCTCCGATCTGGTGATCTGATTGAACATCTCCCCTTCACCTGTCCGCAGCCACGTCTCGTTGACGTTAAACTCGCGGCAGATATCGGAGATTGTTCTGTCACTGGGCTCCACTACGTTTACTTCGTAGCTGCCAACTGTATTTCTTTTGAGGTTCAGTCTGTCTGCAAAGGCTTGCTGCGTCAAGTTGACCTGCTTTCGCAGTTCCTTGACTCGTTCGCCGATTGTCATGGAGCTCACCTCCGTGACCTTATTATAGCACATCGCAAAATGGAAGTCAATGAAATTTGTTTAAGAAATCAACAAAAATGCCCTTGACAAATGTTGTTCAATGACTTATACTTGTCATGTAATCAACAAACACAAGCAAACAGGAGGTCTGACATGGGAGATATTTATGATCTTGCAATTCACGCAAGACGCAACCGGGAAGTAGCTGATGTGGACGGCGTTAGTTATGTTGTACCCACAATGGGTTACAACTGGTTCCACTGGAAGGGATGCCGCTGGTCTGGCCAATGGATTCACGGCGCGGAAGCCGAGACGCATTTCGGCACATTACAAGTATACGACAACGGCACATGGCATCCAGTCGTTGCTTTTTCTCACGGTTATATGGGCCCGGCGGTGGACTACACCGTGGCCGGCGTGAAGATGTTTAAGGAGGTCTGAACGATGCTTATCAATATCGAGTATCTTGGCACAGACGGTCAGGTTTACATTGCTACGGCAGAGGTCTATGAATCCTCGGAAGCCAAAGCGTTTGCACAGGCGGTTCTGGACTTTGAAGCGTCTTTTACAGGAGTTGCGCACATTTTGAAGGTGAAGAACGTAACGCTTGGTGCAGACCGTAATTGAACGATTACCCCCGCCTGATGATGACCCTGTGGCAAGGGTCGAAACCACCCGGCAGCCAGCCGGGCAAGGTCGCGGGAGCCAACCGCAGAAGGAGATGATAATTTTGGCAAAGACGAAGAAGAACCGCACCGATCTGGCAGCAGAACGGTACAGCATCCCGGCAGATGGAGCACACGCAGCGGATACGCTCATCAACGTGCTGTTCGACGACTTAGAGCCGCAGGACAAGCTGTCCCTGCTCTGGATGGGCATGGGCATGGCAGCGGTACGCAAGAACGACAGCCAGAACAACCATGACGGGGTAGCGTAAGGAGGGCAAAACGGTATGAACAACGACAAAAAGCCCAGCCGCAAGCACGACTGGACTACAACAAGGATTCTGGCTTTGACGCTTTGCATTCAGGTTGCAACACTTGTTTTGCAGATCGTCAATCTGGTGCGAAAGCTTACATGAAAAGTGAAATTATCGCAGCAGCCATTGAAACAGTTGCCACGAGCAAGGATGCGACTGTAAGCCACCGGTTTACACGATTTTCCTTTGCCTGTTCGCGGTCTTTGATTTCCTGTTTTTGCTGGCTTTCTTCAAACTGCTGGCGCAGCTGCTTCAAATCTTCCGCATACCGCCGCTGTACCTCATACAGTGTAGGCTGCTGCGAGACTTGCGGACTGGAATAATTCACTTTGCTGGCGTTCAGAATGCGCTCTATTTCATCTGTACGCTGGTTCATGGATCCCCGCTGATTCATTTTTTCACCCCCTCCCGCTCAAGTATAGCACAGGAGGGGCAGAGCACAAGGAGGACAAAATGGCATGAACGACAAAAATCTTACACCTGTATTGATCTCAGGCGTCTCTTGTTACGAGCAGGACGGAACCGCCTATCTCCGTCTTGAGGACGTAGCCCGAGGTCTGGGCTTCACCCGTATCGCTGCCAGCGGCAACGAAGTGGTCATGTGGAGTCGAGTAGACGGATATATGTCAGATTTGGGCGTGCACACTTGTGCGCACGATGGCTTCATCCCTGAAAACATCTTTTATCGCCTTGCTATGAAGGCAAAAAACGAGACAGCCGAGAAGTTTCAGGCGTTGGTGGCCGATGAAATCATTCCGAGCATCCGCAAAACCGGCAGCTACTCCATTGTGCAGTCAGACCCGAACTTGCCACCGGAGCTGGCTCTGGCAAATCAGACGTTGGCAGCGGTCAACAAGATTTACCGGATGCAACTTTCTCAAGGCGAACGGCTGGATAAGTTGGAAGCAACCAAAACGCTTGACCATTCTCAGCAGCTTGCCATTGAAGAAGCTAAGAGCCAACGGGTCATGAAGCTTTTGGGCGTCAAGACGTCACCTGCATATCGTGAAATGAGCAGACGGGTATTTATGGCTTGCGGTCACGATTTGAAGCTTCTGTTTGACGTCAGCTCTTACAGAGACATCCCTATCGTCCGGTTTGATGACGCAAAAGCGTACATTTCCGCATGGATGCCTAAGCCGGATATGTTGAACGAAATCCAGCAGACCAACGGCCAGACAAGCCTGTTTGACCGCAACTGTGCCCCGGCGGGCAGGCTGCGCGAGGGAGGGCAGCATCAAAGAAAAGAGGTTGAAGAAGCATGATGAAGGTCGTACAGGGCACCTTCCGGCAGATTCCGTACTGGAAGCTGCGGGGCCGGTTCCACAGCTGCGGCTACCGCGATCAGGAAGTCGCTAAGTATATCGGCATTGGCCGGGACACCATGAGCGGCAGGATGCAGGGGCACAATCCGTGGACAAGCGCAGAGATCACAGCAATGTGTGAACTGCTGGACATCCGACAGGATGAGATCGGGGAACTGTTTTTCCCCTCACTTGAGAAAGGAGAATCCGCATGAAACTCAAATCTACTACTTACTACTGGCTGGCTGTCATTTTGGGCGGCGTTGGAATGGGCGCAGCTATGGGTGCAGAGGGCACCGCACAGACCACCGGATACATCTCCGGCACGCTGTTTTCGGTGTCGCTGGTGCTGATTTTGGCCGCTGTTCTGCTGGCTCGTCTGGGCTTTGCCGCAGAGGACAGGGAGAGAGCCGCAAAGCGGCGCAAGTACGGCAAGATCAACCGCCGCCACGCCCGCAACCCGGAGTACCCGGAGAATCGGGAGCGTGGGGCATGATGACGGCCAAAGAGTACGTTGAGGGCAAAGTCAAATCCTACACGCGGCTTGCCGAACGCTGCAGGCGAGAAGCTGAAGCCTCAGATGACATTGTTGTCCGGGCTGGATACTCCGCACGGACAAGCCAAAAGGGTGATGAGTCTCGCCGCCCATCACCACAAAAATACCACAACGTGCGGCAAACCGCAAGGAGGTAAAACGTGAAAACCTTTATTTTTATCGTGTTGTGCGTCAACTTGTGGCATATCGCCCTGGGCTGGCGGCACAACAACAGGAGGTGAGCGTATGTGCACGGTGCAGATTTATGATGCAGAGCGCCGGTTCGTGAACGAGATCCCGGTGCGCACCACGCTGGATGGTGTGCAGTACGCGGACGACCTTGCAAAGGAAAACCCGGCAAGGATTTATGTTGTACTGGACGAGCACCGCAGCAAGGTTTACGCGAGGTGAATGTTTATGCATTGTGATGAAAAAAAACAGATCTGCTTGAACTATGCAAGCAACGTGCCGGAGTGGCAGCTAGGCCTCACGCTGGGAGCACTTGCAGACATTGGCGAGGCGGTTTCCACACTTGGCAAAGTACAAAAAGCGGTTGCCGGTGACCTTGCGTGGACAAAAAACAATCCTGACTGCGTCTACATGGGAACGATCCCTACTGACCGTGCGCTTGCCTGCAAGAATGCCGCAGAAGCACTCGGCAATGCAATGTACGCGCTGGAAGTGATCCTTACGCAGTCCAGCCTGTTCTCTACCGCAAAAGACCTTGCCATTGTGGCAGATGCCACATACAACGTACAGCACATGGCGCTGCAAAGCCGGTGCCGCGTGCACGGATGCCCGGAGGTGGCATACAAACATGGATAAAATGGAAATCTACAACAGCGCAAGAAAAGCCCCGCCGGAAGCCCTACGAAAAATCGCTGCCGGTCGACTGAAGGGCAAAAGCGATATCAACCCTATGTGGCGTATCAAGAAGCTGACGGAACTTTTTGGGGCTGCCGGGATTGGATGGAAGTTCGATCCGCCTGTTTTTGAGGAGAAGCAGGGCGCAAACGGTGAGGTGGTAGTGCATTGCATCACCTGCCTTTACATCAGGCAAGACGAGGAAAAGCCATGGAGCGCACCGATTCCCGGCGTTGGCGGATCGCTGTTGATTGCAAGAGAGCAAGGCGGGCTGCGCACGGACGATGATGCCCATAAAAAGGCCTATACGGACGCCCAGAGCGTGGCGTGCAAGGCACTTGGCGTGGGCGCAGATGTTTACTGGGAGGCAGACCCTACAAAGTACAGTGCGCGGTCAGAGAGCGTACCAGCAGCACCAAAGCGTGCCCCAGAAGTGCAGGCAGCGCTGGACAGCACGCCGATGATCTTAACGTGTGCTTGTTGTGGCAAGCCGATACAAGATGCCATGTATAAAGGCAAGCGCGTCTCCAACACGCATATTGCAAAAACCACAAAAGAAAAGTATGGACGTTTGTTGTGTTGGGACTGCGCCCAGAAGCAGCCGAAATAGGAGAAAGGATTAGAACATGCTTAACGTCGTTGCTATCATGGGTCGCCTTGTGGCAGACCCGGAACTCCGCACCACCACGAATGGCACCAACGTGTGTACCTTCCGCATTGCCTGCGAGCGCAGCTATACCCCGAAAGGCCAGCAGCGTCAGGCTGATTTTGTGGATATCGTGGCATGGGGCAAGACCGCCGAATTTATCTGCAAGTTCTTCCAGAAGGGCAGCATGATTGCCATTGACGGCAGAATCCAGACCCGGCATTACCAGGGCAAGGACGGCAGCAACCGCACGGCGGTGGAGGTTCTGGCAAACAATATCAGCTTTGCAGGTGCTAAGGCGTCAGACAAGCCCGCTGCCGCGTCCTACGAGCAGCAGACGAGGAATCATGTGCAGCAGGCAAAAGCCGCGCAGAACGCCCCGCAGCCCGCCTACACGCAGGGCAACATGGATGATTTTGCCGTGATCTCGGACACCGATGACCTGCCGTTCTGAAGGAGATGATGCAAACAATGAGCGTAAAAGGATATAAAGTTTTTAATTCTGACTGGACGTGTCTCGGCAAACAGTATTCTTGCCCGGGAACCTTTGAAGAATCTGTAAGTCCGTCTGTCTGCAATGTGGGTATGCACTTCTGCAAGAATGCCGCCGACTGTTTCCGTTATTACGATTTTGACCCGAACAGCCACGTCGCTGAAGTGATCGCCCACGGCACGGTTGCAGAGGGCGATAATAAGTGTGCAACGAACAAGTTGGAAATCGTGCGGGAAATCCCTTGGGCTGAAGTCCTTGAGATCGTGAATACGGGAAAGTCTTGCACTGGACGTTGCAACAGCGGCAACAGGAACAGCGGCAACTGGAACAGCGGCGACAGCAACAGCGGCAACAAGAACAGCGGCAACTGGAACAGCGGCAACTGGAACAGCGGCGACAGCAACAGCGGCAACTGCAACAGCGGCAACAGGAACAGCGGCAACAGGAACAGCGGCAACAGGAACAGCGGCAACTGGAACAGCGGCAACTGCAACAGCGGCAACAGGAACAGCGGCAACTGGAACAGCGGCAACTGCAACAGCGGCAACAGGAACAGCGGCAACTGGAACAGCGGCAACAGGAACAGCGGCAACTGGAACAGCGGCGACTGGAACACTACATCCTTTTCCAATGGCTGTTTCAATACGGTATCGCCCAAAATCTATATGTTCAACAAGCCTACTGACTGGACGTTTGAGCAGTGGTTTAACTGCCGTGCCCGTCGTTTGCTGAACGAGATTGACGATTGCCCGCTTGAATACGTCTATCTGTCTGATATGACCGATGAGGAAAAGGCGGCGCACCCTGAAGCTGAAACGACTGGCGGTTATCTGAAGGAACGCACCATGGCGGACAACGCCCGGAAGTGGTGGGAGGGGCTTAGTGCCGATGATCGAAACGTTATACTCAGTTTGCCGAACTTCGACGCGGCGATTTTCAAGGAAATCACGGGGATTGACGTAAGCAACGGCTGATACACTTCAAGAGCTGCGCTATCTGGCTATACGGGCGTGCGGAAGTGGGCAACCGTTCCGGCAAGTTACCAGCAAGTTACCGGCAAGTTAAAATCAAAAAGCGTGAGGGGGTGAATTATGGCAGAGAAAAAACGCAGCAGTTTTATTCTGCTGCTGGAACACATCCATACGATGGAAGAACTGACCGATGAGGAATTTGGCCAATTTGTCCGCGCCTATGCAGCGTATGTGGAAACCGGAGCAGACCCGGAGTTTTCAGACCGTTCCATGCGGATGATGTGGAAAACCGTGAAAGCGTTCGACAAGATGAACACGCAGAAATACTCTAGCACATCGGAAGCACGCTCAGAAGCCGGAAAACGTGGAATGAAAAGTCGATGGGGCGCAAAATCAGAAGATAGCAAAGAGAAAAAGGTTATAACAAACGATAACAAAAATAGCAAATGTTATTTTGTTAATAACAAAAATAACTTATCTGTATCTGATTCTGTATCTGATTCTGTATCTGTTATACCACCTATCGGTGGTATAGAAAGAGACGTTCCCGCTGCCGTGGACATGGAACTGTCAAAAATCGTCCAGCATTATCAGCAAACCATCGGAGACTTCCCACGTTCTGCTCTGGATAAGCTGCAAAAGTGGCGGCAGGAGTATAGCACAGAAATGATCCTGCTGGCCATCGACAAAGCCGCAGAAGCTGGGAAGAGGTCATGGAACTACATAAACGGCATTCTTTCCGGGTGGCAGCGGGATGGCATTCAAACGCCGGTGGACGTTTTGGCAAACGAACAAAGCCGACAAGCCAGACCGCGAGGCAAGCAACCAACCGAAACCGTAGACGACCAGCTTGCCCGGGTACTGGCAAAAATGGATCGAGAAAGAGGGTTTGAGACATGACACGGGAGGACGTGGCAAAGCTGATCCGAATGAATTTCACGCTGTATAAGCTTGGTGCAAAGCCTCTGACCGACGAGGAGATGGAAACCACCATTGACGTGTGGGCTTACCAGTTTGGCGATTATGACGGCGATACTGTCAAGAGGGCTTTTCTGGCTGCAAACCGGGTGTGCGTCTACCCTATCACGGTAGCTGACATCTTTAAGCAGCTTTCCCAGAGCCTTGACCCTTCTGCCGAGTGGGATGCTCTGGCCGCTGCTGCGCATAAAGCACAGACGTTTTTGAGCTGGCGCAAGTTCCCTATGGTCATTGGCATTGACGAAAAGGGCGGTCTGTTGCGCAGCGATGGGCAGAAAGAGCTGCAAGCCCTGTATGACCAACTCCCCCCGGCGGCAAAATCCTATGCCGGGAGCGTTGGAGGGCTTGCAGAGCTGGCTGAAATGCCAGACCTTACATACCGCCGTGCCGAATTTTTGAAGCAGGCGCAGGCCGATATCACTACCGCCCCGCGTGAAGCTGCAAGGCTGCGAAAGCACAAAGGTTGCCGGGAATTGGTTCAATCATGGCGGTAAAGACCGACAAGCGAACAGAGCAAAAACATTTCCGGGCATTGCAAAAGCAATGTCCGAACAATGGGGGTAAAAAATGAAAAACGTACAGACGGCGCAGACGCAGAAGTACAAGCCCGGACAGTATATCGTTTCGCTCGATCATCTGATGGAGCAGGAACGAATCTTCTTTATGGGAAAACTTGTAAACAGGAGTTGGTTTGTAAATTGGCAGTTGTGGTATGCGAATCTGGAGCTTAGCAAGCTGGACATTCGTGAAGCTGTCAAAATGGAGGAAAAACATGAAGCCGAAAACCAAATCGGAGCTAATGGCAGAATGGGCAAATCAGCCGGACCAGCTCAAAAAAGAACGGGAGGCCAAGGCCGTCCGCAAGGCGATGGACGATGCCCGCGCCGTGATTCAGGATGGCCTGACCCGGTATGTCAAGAAAAAGACCAAAGCCCGCAGCATGGCAAAGGCTGAAGCTGACCCATTTGCTGAGCTGGAAGGCTGGGAAAGCATGGAGCAGATCCAGGATGCCTACGGCTACGGCGAGATCACCGCCGACAGACGGGACAAACTCACCGATTTGTGGGAAGCCCGGGAAGCTGCCAAGAACAGCCGCAAGGGCTCGGACAAGTACACCGACCTTGTGACGGAGATGCTGGAGACAGCCATCCGCCGGGTGGGCGGAGAGTACGCAGATATGCTGTTTGAGTATGACCGGCAGCGCCGGGAAGCTGAAAAGCAGTGCGAGCAGCTGGCAATGGAAAGGATGATGAAAAAATGACCGATAAACATTACATCGAATGCACTGGGATTCAGATTCCCGCCGTTAAGGTATTGGCATGAACGGAAAGAAAAAGAAGTTAAAAGTTCTGGAACTTTTCGCCGGAACACGCAGTATCGGAAAGGCCTTTGAAGAGAAGGGGCATGAGGTGTTTTCCGTTGAGTGGGACAAGGATTTTGAAAATATTGATCTTTACGCCGATATTTTGAGCGTCAGCGCAAATGATATTTTATCAAAATTCGGTCACCCAGATGTAATTTGGGCAAGTCCAGACTGTACTACGTTCAGCATCGCCGCTATTAGTCACCACAGGAAAAGAAACCCGGACACAGGGAATCTTGACCCAGTGAGTGATTATGCAAAGTTCTGTGATAAGGTCGATCAGCACGTTTTACAGCTTATAAAAGACCTTGACCCGATACTTTATTTTATTGAAAACCCACGGGGCGGAATGCGGAAAATGATTTGGATGAAATCTTTGCCGCGCTATACCGTTACATATTGTCAGTACGGCGATACACGAATGAAACCAACTGATATTTGGACAAATCATCCTAATCCGCAGTTTAAGCCTATATGTAAGAACGGTGATCCGTGCCATATTCCAGCCCCTAGAGGGAGCAAAACAGGAACACAGGGCTTGAAAAACAGTAGAGAGAGAAGTGTTATACCTAAACTGCTTTGCCAACATATTGTTGATATTTGCGAAACGGAGTGCTTAGAAAAATGAGCGATAAAAGGTTGATTGATGCAAACGCCCTGCGTCAGAAAATCGAAAAGTGGGCAGATTCGGCTGACAACTCTATTTCGTTTGCCGATTCTGTTGAGAGCTTTGCATATGATGAGGTGCTGGACGCAATCGACGCTGCACCAACTATCGACCCGGAAGCGCTGCAGCCGGTGGCACATTGGGTCTGCGAGGAAGACTATGATGGAGACCCTGTTGTTTGGACGTGTTCTCGTTGCAAAGATTCTTCCATCATGTATGATGGCACGCCGAAGGACAATGGGTTTAAGTTTTGCCCCTACTGTGGCGCAAAGATGGAGGAATAATCAAAATGAAATTGATGGGAGGCAATGGATTGAAAATAACCCTTTACGGTGACCCCCGCACAAAGAAAAACAGTGCACGCATCCTGCAAGGACGCGGAGGGCGGCGATTTGTAGCCCCAAGCGAGGCGTTTGAGGAATACCAGACCGGATGTCTATGGCAGATACGCGCCCCGCCTGAGCCTATTTCTGCCCGCGTGAACGTGCGGTGCGTGTACTACATGGCTACCAGACGCAAGGTTGACCTTGCAAACCTGATCGAAGCAACCTGCGACATACTGGTAAAGGCCGGTGTGCTGGCAGACGACAACAGCCGCATCGTTGCCGCCCACGATGGCAGCCGGGTGGACTACGACAAGCAAAACCCCAGAGTGGAGATCTGGATCGAGGAAATGGAGGAGTAAAATGCTTGATATGCTATATGAAGTTGCAAGCACGCTGTTCATGGCAACACTTGCAGGATTTTTCATCTGGTTTGTTCTTAGCGATGGCAACCCAATTGAATATTTCAAGCGGTGGCTCAACCGCAACAAACCTTGCCTTTGCGACCGGTGCGTTTTCTTAAATCAAAAATTTGGGGCGTCAGAATCCGGATATCACTATATCTGCCGGAGAAGTGACAAAGACGAAGGATACATAAATCCGCCCGAATATTGCCACGATTTTGAAGAAAGGAGCAACAATGACCCGCACATGGACACCTGAAAACGAACAGCCAAAGCCGCGCACCGGCGTGGACTACCACACGGTCAAGGCGTGGTTCCAGCAGTGCCGGGATATGGCAGCGGCGGTTGAAGCCCAAAAGCAGAAGATCCAGCGCATCCGGGAAGTTGCCGAAAAGACCACCCCAAGCCTGAACGGGATGCCCGGCGGCGGTGGTGCCGGTGACAAGGTGGGACTTGCTGCAACGGATATCACGGACGAGCAGCGCCGTCTGCAGCAGATGGAAACAGACCTGTGCCTGCTGCGCATTGAAGCCACCCGGAGGGCGTACTGTATCACGGCAAGCAAATCCAGCAAAAAGCAGGCTGACTGCCTGTGCCTGTACTACGTCAAGAACAAAAAGCAGCGTGAGGTCTGCGAGGAACTGGGGCTTTCGGAAGAAAACCAGGTCTCCATCTACATCAAGTGGGGCAGCATCTATCTGGCAGAGATTTGGGACAGCTTCGGCAATGTTGCACAAACCGCACAAAGCCCGCCCTGATTTTTTGTAATGCACCTTCATACTGCAAATATCCAACTAAAACAGGCATTGTGCTAAAATTGGTATAAGCGGAACCGCCGAAAGCGGTGAGACGCTTGCCACGCAGTCTCCGAAACGAATCCCCCACAAATGCTTTCCTCCCAAGGCTTGACCGGCATTTTTCTTCCTCTCGTTTCGCGGGCTGCTTCTATGCCGTTGTAGCTCAAGTAGAGCGCCGCCCATTTAAGGCGGGTCAACACTGATGATACACGAGAAAAGTTCCCCTCGCCTATCAAGCGGGAGAAGAACGCTTTCGTGGTGCTGGTTCAAACCCGGCCAACGGCTCCGATACGCTGCTCTCCCGAAGCAGCGACCACCTGACGCATGGGCTGACATCCCGCTTGTGGCTGCGTGTAGAGTGGCAGGGTTTCCTTACCTGTCCTCACAACCTCCGCACGCACCGGAGGCCACATAATCCGTACACCGGTTTCCATAATTCCCCCGGCAGGATGTGCGTCAACAGAACCAGCATGGAAACGTGCTGGTTTTTCTTTTGTTATATGCCGCCTGAGCGCAGTTTGGAGCGCGGCGCGTGTGTGTAGACACGGATGGTTCGATTCCAAGGGCGGCTAGCGTGATTTTAGAGTGTCCACAGTGGACACTTTTGGAGAGGAGGCATACAAATGTTTGAGCGCTTGAAAGAACTGATTTGCGACATGGCAAAGTTTTTGACGCGTCTCGGCGCTGGCCTTATCCTCTCGGCCTTACCGATCAGCAACAAAGAAAGCCACTTTGTGCGCTATGCGCGGCGTTTCGGTTTCCGTGCAGACCACACAAAACGCGAGCCTCGGGCAGAGATCGGAGGCCGTGGCTGTATCCAAGGAGCGCGGCCTGTTATCCGCGCAGATTAGCAAAAGCTGCTGATCCAATTTATTCCGAAAATATTTTTACCCGCCTGTTATGAATGATGTGCACCGTGCATTGCAGGCGGGCATTCTTTTACGCTGCGTTAGCTCAACAGGCAGAGCATCCGGCTCATAACCGGGGAGTTGCAGGTTCGATTCCTGCACGCGGCATGATATATTCCCGTAGTTCAAGCGATGGAACAGCGGTCTCCAAAACCGCAGGCTGCAGGTTTGAGCCCTGCCGGGAATGCCATTTGCGTACCCTAGAGGGGGGCTGCGCAGATAGCGGGGCATCTGGCCGCGAAAGTTCCGGATGCAGCGGCGCTCCACCGTTTACGTTGTCCGAAAAACTGAATGTATACCGGGAGCGCTGCTTATTTTGATATTCTGACCGTTCGGATTTCCGGGCGGTTTTTCTTTTGCGAGGAAGGAGGAGCCCGCCGTGAGATATGGTGTGCCGTATCGTGGCAGCAAGAACAAAATCGCACAGTGGGTTGTCTCTAATCTTCCCGCTGGTGACACGCTAATTGACCTGTTTGCTGGCGGTTGCGCAGTCACACACGCCGCATTGCTGTCTGGCAAATGGAATCGCATTGTTGCAAATGACATCGGTGATGCGCCGCAGCTGTTCATGGATGCTGTTCACGGCAAGTATGCAAACGAAAAGCGTTGGATTAGCCGTGAAGATTTTCATAGGCTGAAGGATTCTGACCCTTACGTTTCGCTCTGTTGGAGCTTCGGCAACAACCGCAGGGATTATCTCTATTCAAAAGAGATTGAACCGTGGAAAAAGGCTTTGCATTATGCAAGAGTGTTTGGCGATACGTCCATTTTGCGAGAGTTTGGAATCAATTCGGACGGTAGCTCAAAAGACATCAAGCCGAACAACGAGGAATACAAAAGGATTTATTCGCGGTGGCTTGGACATCAAGTGAAACATAAAAGGCTTTATGATTTAGACCACCTTGCAAGGTTAGAGAATCTTGAACGCCTACAAAATCTTGAAGGTCTGCAAAGGCTTAAAGGTCTGCAAAGGCTTGAAGGTCTGCAAAGGGATTACAGGGACGTACAAATTCCGTCAAATGCAGTTGTGTACGCAGACCCCCCCTATAAACGAACGAACTGCACGGGGTATAAATGCAATTTTGACCATGAATCGTTTGAAAAGTGGCTTGCCAAAACTCCGTTTATGGTTGTTATCAGCGAGTATGAAGCGCCAAGTGGGTGCGTAGAGGTTGCAAGCATAAAGAAGCAATCCACTATGGGTACTGGCAATAAAGGCGGGTCTGATATTGAAAAGCTGTTTGTGCAAGAACGGTTTGTTGAACAGTACGAAAATTCATTTAACGTGAGAGGTGGTGGCGGTGAGTGCGAAGCGGCTGACAGACAGACAAAAAAAGAAGATCGTTGCTGACTATGTGCAGCTGCAGAGCTACGCCAGAGCCGCCAAACTGAACGACGTGGCAGAAAGCACCGTGCGGAAAATCGTGAAAGATAATCCCAAGTGTGCGGATTTGTGCGCCTTAAAAAAAGAACAGAACACGCAGGACATGCTTTCCTACTTAGGCAGCAAGCGCGGGGAAGCACAGGATCTTCTCGGGCTGTACCTTCAGGCGATGGCAGACCCTGACAAGATCGCAGAGGCAACGCTGCCGCAGCTGTCAACGGCGTTTGGAACCATCGTGGACAAGTTTGCTATGCTGGGAGACCAGAGCGACATAGAAGCCCCGGACGATGGCCTGCTTGAGGCTCTGAGTGCTGCCGCAGACATCAGCCCGCCGGACGACGTGGAAATGCTGCCAGAGGAAGAGGACGACAATGCGGAAAAGTAACGGTTTTCGCTGGAAAGCCCTCAGCCAGCGGCAAAAGCAGGTCTTGAGCTGGTGGACACCGCAGAGCGCATACAGCGGTTACAACGGCATCATTGCCGATGGCGCTATCCGCTCGGGCAAGACCTTTGCCATGAGCTTTTCTTTTGTCCAGTGGGCTATGACCTGCTTCAGCGGCCAGCAGTTTGCCATGTGCGGAAAGACCATCGCCAGCTTCCGGCGCAACGTGCTGGGCACACTCAAGCAGCAGCTTGCAGCCCGTGGCTACAACGTCAAGGAGCATCGGGCAGAAAACTGCATGACCGTCAGCAAGGGCGGCAGAACCAACGAGTTTTACTTTTTCGGCGGCAAGGACGAGAGCAGCCAAGACCTGATTCAGGGCATCACACTTGCCGGGGCATTCTTCGACGAGGTGGCCCTGATGCCGCAGAGCTTCGTCAATCAGGCCACAGCCCGTTGCTCTGTCACCGGGTCAAAGTTCTGGTTCAACTGCAACCCGGGCAGCCCGCAGCATTGGTTTTATCTCGAGTGGGTGCGGAAATGTCGTTCCCGCAAGATGATGTATCTCCATTTTACGATGGACGACAACCTGTCGCTTTCCGAGGACATCAAGGCCAGATACCGCAGCCAGTACAGCGGCGTTTTCTATCAGCGCTACATTCTGGGACTGTGGACGGTGGCTGAGGGCCTTGTATATGACATGTTCGACCGCAAGAAGCACGTCATTGACGTACTGCCGGAGCTTTCGCCAAAGAGCGCCTATGTGGCGTGCGACTTTGGCACCCAGAACGCAACGGTTTTTTTGCTGTTCCAGAAGCAGGCGGATGCAGACTGCTGGATCGTCACCCGGGAGTACTACTACAGCGGCCGCGAACAGAAGCGGCAAAAGACCGTGGGCGAGTACGTCACGGACCTCAAGGCGTGGCTGAACGGGATCAAGCCGGAAAGGGTCATCGTTGACCCCTCTGCCCTGCCCCTGATTACAGAGCTGCGCAAGAACGGCTTTACCCAGACCCCCGCAAATAACGACGTCCTGAGCGGCATTCTGGACGTGCAGACCATGCTGCAGACCGGGCGTCTGAAGATCTACAAAGACTGCAAGCACACGCTGGAAGAGTTCGGCGTGTACGCTTGGGATCCAGACAAAGACGACACCGTGCTGAAGGTCAACGACCACTGCATGGACGCTATCCGCTATTTCGTGCGCACAAAGCGCCTTGTAAAACTGAGGAATTGATTTTGAGCACTGTATATACATTCCAGACCTTTCAGCAGGCGCAATTCGCCGGGGAACAGCCTGATTTTATCCGGCGCTTCGTGCAGCAGCACTGCGCTTCCGGACCGTACAAGATGGCGCTGGACGCCGACCTGTACGATGCCCAGAAAAACCCGGGAGCTGAACGCTTCGCACAGACTTACGCTTTGATGCTGAAACGCCTGTCCAAAAACACCAAGCCGGACACCCCACACCCGGATATGGTTAAGAGCAATCTTTTCCGGCGGCTCAACAAACAGCGGGCAACCTACTCCCTCGGAAACGGCGTAGTCTTTGCGGACGATGGCGTGGACAAGGAAAGGCTGGGGCAGAACTTCGATGAGCAGATCCAGAAGGCCGGATATTTCGCCCTGATCCACGGTGAGAGCTTCGGATTCTGGAACAACGACCATCTGGTGGTTTTCAAGCTGACCGAGTTTGCTCCCCTGCACGATGAAAAGACAGGCCTTTTGCAGGCGGGTGTGCGCTTCTGGCGACTGAACCCTGACACAGATATGCACTATATCCTGTATGAGCTGGACGGCTTCACCGAGTACACGGAAAGCCGAATCGGCAACGTGATGCAGGAGACAACGCCGAAGCAGGCATACAAGAGCGTGATCACCACCACACCCGGCGGCGGGCTGGAAAGCGTAGAGGACGAAAACTACAGCGCTCTTCCCATTGTGCCGCTGTGGGGCTCAGACCTGCACCAGAGCACCCTTGTGGGGCTGAAAGCCTACATTGACAACACCGATCTGGTGATGTCTGGCTTCTGCAATGACCTGCAGGACTGCGCGCAGATTTACTGGCTGTGCGAGAACTTCAACGGCATGACCGATGATGAACTCGTGGAGTACCTCACCAAGCTGAATCTGTACCACATTGCAGGTGCAGACACCAGCGAGGGCGGCAAGATCACTCCATACACCACCGAGATTCCTGTGACGGCACGGCAGACTCTTTTGGAGCTGCTCCACACCCGGGTGTATGAGGACTTCGGCGGTCTGGATGTGCACTGTGTCAGCGCGGACAGCACCAACGACCATCTGGATGCAGCCTATGAGCCGCTGAACCAGAATGCAGACGACTTCGAGGCTCAGGTCAAGCCGTTCATCCGGCAGATCTGCGCACTGGCTGGCTTTGACAACGCTATGCCGACATTCAACCGCAGCAAGATCACCAACACAGCTGAGCAGGTCGAAACGGTGATTTCTGAGGCGCCGATCATCGGGCAGGACATGGCAATTGACCTGCTGCCCAACCTGACCCCGGAGCAAAAGAAAAAGGCCAAGGCTGCGCTGATGGCAGAGAGCGCAACGCGGGAGACCGTGGTCTAGGAGGACGAAGATGAACCTTCAGGAATTTGATAATTTAGCAAAATCTGGCAGAGTGAAAGCAACGATTAGCGTTTCGGTTTTTAAGATTCCGCGATATGTCGATAAGGTGTGTGGCCTTTCTTCTGGCTTTATCCGATTTCGATTTAAGGGAGACAAATTTGATACGATGTGTGGGCTCGGTGGCGTTAGATTTATGATCGAAGAAAATGAAACAGACCGACCGTGACCGCATCTCCACCCGGCAGCTGAACAGGCTGCGCCGCCGCATTTTGCGGGTCTACGGCACCGCCCGCCAGGAAATGACCGAGCAGCTGACTGAGTTTCTGGAGCATTACCAGAAGCTGGACGCCTACAAGCGGGAGCAGCTGGAAGCCGGGAAGATCACCGAGAGCGACTACCGCACATGGCTGCGCAATCAGGTGTTTCAGTCCGAGATGATGCACCAGAAGCTGGACAACATCACCCAGACGTGCACCACAGCCCAGCAGACGGCATACAAGCTGGCGCGAGATGAACAGTACGATATCTTTGCCCTTGGCGCAAACTGGGCGTTCTACGAGCTGGAACAGGCCGCAGGCGTGACGTTCAATCTGACCTTGTACAACACCGAAGCGGTCAAGCGGCTGCTGCTGGAAAACCCCAAGTTGGTGCCAAACAAGCGCATCAAGAGCGAGAGCAACAAGACCTACGACGCCCGGGTGTTCAACCGGTACGTCATGCAGGGCATCGTGCAGGGCAAGAGCGTCCACGACATCGCCGTGCAGGCTGTGAAAGGCATGGCAGACACCGAGGTGCACTGGGCGATGAACAACGCCATCACAGCCCTTACAGGCGCACAGAACGCCGGGACGATGCAGCAGCTGCGCAATGCTCAAGCCCTTGGCATTGAGGTGCAGAAGCGCTGGAACAGCACTTTGGACTACCGCACCCGTGAGATGCACCGGCTGCTGGATCAGGAGACCGCCGCACTAGATGAGCCTTTCAAGGTGCAGGGCTACGAGATCCAGTACCCGGGAGACCCCAACGCAGCGCCTGAAATGGTCTATCACTGCCGCTGTAAGGTGACCGGGGCGCTTGTAAAGTACCCCCGGCAGAACGCTATGCGGCGGGACAACACGACAAAAGAGGTCACATCTGAACTGACCTATACCGAGTGGTACAAGGCAAAGGGCGGCACGGAAAAAGAGCAAATGTGGTGGGCAGAAGAGAGAAAACGCAAGAAGGAGGCGGCGAAAAAATGAATTTTGTCGAAAATTACGAGAATCTTGCAAAGGCATGTTACGATGCCGGCGAAACTTTTAAAAATTTCGCCGAAGCGGTCAGGAAGGCTGAAAAGGCAGCGAACCGGCCCAATTGGCCGAAAACTTATTCTGAGCGCAAGAGAAAGAAGGGATGAACTGTGATCTTGCCGATGGAAAACACCGAAAAGATGATTTTTCCGGGCGTTGGCAAGTATGGCATCCCTGAAATCAAGCCGGAAACGGACATCCGCATTGACAAGCTAGAATGGATCCCGGTCAATTATGCGCTGACCGCCAAAGACAAGGCCACAAAAGGCGTGCATTTTTACAAGGACGATTACCAGTTTGAACGGTTCTGGAACAACCCAGACAAATACATTCCCCTTTTGCAGCAGTTCGGCGCGGTATGTTCGCCGGATTTTTCTTTGTACAGTGATATGCCGCTTGCGGTGCAGCTTTTCATGCACTACAAAAAGCACTGGCTGGCCGCATACTGGCAAGCCCACGGAATCCGCGTTATTCCAACGCTCTGCTGGTGCGGAGAGCAAAGCTATGACTGGTGCTTTGACGGAGAGCCCAGAAACGCCATCGTGAGCATTTCGAGCCACGGCACACAGTCTGACCCATACGAAGCAGAGTGCTTTGCCAAACACTGCCGCAAGGCGCTGGAAGTGCTGCAACCGAGCGGCATTTTGTGGTATGGGAAGTGCCCGGCAGAGTTCGACTGGAATGTCACAAAAATTAAGCCATTTCAATACGAAAGGAGGCACTATCGTGAGTAAAAGAGGTTCGGGTAGCTCTGCGAGAGCGGGCGGTTGGAACGCCAACGAACACGAGTTTGAATCTGAGGCAAAGAGAACCGCCGTTGTTGTGGACAGTTCGAGATACAAGAAAACGCATAACGATGTTGTGTCTTTTGTGAAAGAGCAAGTTGGCGTTGATCTCAACAAATATCGAAGTGGCGATGGTTCCTCTCCGTCTCACACCACATATTGGGACAAGAGCGGCCCAAAAGTTGCTTTTGATCTAAAGGGCATGACTTCAAGTGACCGCACAAAGCTGATGCAGTTGTCACAAAAGCCGTTTGGAGTAACGGTTGAACAGGGTGGCGCATGGATTGGCTTTGTTTCAAGGAAAAAGAAGAAAAAGTAAATGTGTAAATACTGTGACACAAGCCGTATACACGAAGAAAATATTGTTGACAGTGGCGTTGGCGATTTTTTAAGCATTGGCGTTGATAAATCAAAAAAGGTTTATTTGAGTGCATGGTGCAACGATGAAGCGGTTTGGTATCCCAATTTTTGCCCTGAATGTGGGCGCCCTTTGAAGAATAATCAAAACCATGAAATTTAACTACAACATCAAAGTCACCGACAACACCCCGCAGCTGCATGAAGCTCTGGAAGCGTGGGTGGAGCGTGTGCTGACCATATGGGGCATGAAAGTGCAAGACTATGCGCAGCTGCTTGTGCCAACCGGCACGGCAGACAGCACCGGCATAGAGGGCTATGTTGGCGGTGCGCTGAAAGCATCCATTACCTACGTTGTATCTGCGGCACAAAAGACCGTGACCGTGGGCTCCGCTCTGCTGTATTCGCTCTATGTGGAGTTAGGCACCGGTATTTTTGCAGAGAAGGGCAACGGACGCAAAACGCCGTGGGTCTGGAAGGACTTCAACGGCAAATGGCACTTTACCCGGGGCATGGCTCCCCGCCCCTTCCTGCGCCCGGCAGTAGAAGATCATATCAAAGAACTGCAAGAAATTGCAGTAGAGGAAGGAAAAGGCTGATATCATGGAAGATAGTTATGTAAAATGCCGTGATTGTAAGCATTTCGGGCAACCTGATTGCCCTACGTCATCAAAATGCTTGGCATTTGATGATAGACCGTATTTTGAACCAAAGCAGAAAAAACACAAGCACCATACTTTAATGGGTTCGCTACTGGTATCTTTTCTGGTAACCGGCGCTTTTGCTCTTGTTTTTGGAAGCGACAGCCCGCTTGCTTGGATAGACACGGCAAAAAAGGTTCTGCTTATTGTTGCCATTCTCGCTTTAGAGCTGTTTTTGTTCTGTTTCTTCTATCGAATCGAGTACGGAAGCATGACAAAAGAGGAAAAGGAAAAGCGAATTGACCGATTTAACAAGTATGGATGGTAGAAAATAAGCTAAAACTCAATATCCAGCGGTTGGCGCACAGCGTCAGCCGCTTTTTTATGCCGCTTT